CACGTGACCCGTGGATTTTTGATATAGACAAGGCCAACCGTCCCATCGAGTTTATTGAGCGATTTTGCAAGCACTCCAAAGGAAGATGGATAGGCAAGGGAGTCACGCTGGAACTCTTTCAAAAGGCGAAGATGCAAGCCGTCTACGGATTCGTCCACAAAGACACGGGCTTCAGGCGCGCGCGCGAGGTGTTCACCCTCGTCGGCCGAAAGAATGGCAAAAGCACAGAGAAAGCCGCCACGGGTCTCTACATGATGGTTGGGGACGGCGAGGGTGGAAGTGAGGTATATGCGGTAGCGACCAAAAAAGACCAAGCCAGAATCGTCTTTTCTGAAGCGGTCAACATGGTTAGCCAGTCACCAGCACTCTCCAAGCACGTCAAGAAGCGAAAGACGGACATCTACTTTCCCGTCACCTTTTCAAAGTTCGAACCCTTGGCGAGTGATTCAAATTCACTAGACGGACTCAATGTCCACAACGGCATCATGGACGAGCTACACGCGATCAAGGACCGTAACCTCTACGACGTGGTCAAGCAAGCCATGTCCGCAAGGGAGCAACCTTTACTGGACATGATCACCACAGCAGGATTTGTGAGGGAGTGCATCTTTGACTCCATCTACGACTACGCCTGCAAAGTCTTAGACGGTGCGATCGAGGATGAACGGTTTATGAGTTTCATCTACGAACTCGATGAGAGGTCAGAGTGGACGGACTTCCGGATGTGGGAAAAAGCCAACCCGGGACTCGGCACCATCAAAAGTTACGAGGAACTCGCGGCCAACGTCGAGCGAGCAAAGAACGACCCTGACTTTTTGCCCACGGTGCTGACCAAGGACTTCAACGTCAGGGACACTGTCGCGGGGACGTGGTTAACATTCGATGCCATAAACAACGAGGAGACCTTTGACATCGAAGAACTCCACAACACCTACGCCATCGGTGGAGTGGACTTGTCGGCGACCACGGACTTGACTTGCGCCAGTCTCATCGTCATGAAGCCGAACGACGAGAAGAAATACGTGCTTCAGCAATATTTCCTACCTTCCGAGTTACTGGAGCAGAGAGTCATCGAGGACAAGATTCCCTACGACAAATGGCGTGACAGGGGTCTTCTGACTTTGTCGCAAGGCAACAAGGTCAACTATAGCGATGTGACGGACTGGTTTCTCAGAATGCTGAACGACTATCACATCCACCCTCTCTACATCGGCTACGACCCGTGGAACTCGTCGTACTGGGTCGATGAGATGAAGTCCAGAGGCTTCAGCATGATGGAGGTGCGCCAAGGGGTCAAGTCGATGAGTCAACCGATGAAGGAACTCGGAGCCGATTTAATGGCTAAAAAGATAAATTACAACAACAACCCGATACTCAAATGGAATTTAACCAACGTCTCCGTCAAGAGAGACGAGAATGACAATATCCGACCCGTCAAGGGACAGAACCAGCGACAGCGAATCGACGGGGCTGTCTCTTTGACTATCGCCTACGTGGTGCTATTTGAAAAAATGGGCGACTATCAAGCCTTAATATAGGAGGTGATGACTTGGAAAGACGGTCACTTTATCAGATAATTTTCGGCCAGAAGCAACAAAAGCAACAAAACACTTATACTCAACTAAAAATGCTCCAAGGGTACCAGCCGACCTTTAGCACATGGTCAGGCTCCGCCTACGACTCCGACGTGGTGAGGGCTTGCGTGGATGCCATCGCTCGGCACGCAGCCAAGTTGCGACCCAAGCACATCCGAAGAATGAACGGGGAGATACAAGCGGTCAACTCGACCACAGTGAGACTCTTGCAGACGTCTCCGAACCCTTACATGAGTGCTTATGACTTTTTTTACAAGTTAGTGAGCCTCCTCATGGTCAAAAATAACGCGTTTGTTTACGTGGATTATGACCCGATGGGCAACCCGAAGGCCTTCTACCCGATCGACTACTCACAAGTGGAGTTTCTGGAGCCAAGGACGGGCAAACCCGAGATTATCGCCAAGTTTCAGTTTAATTCGGGTCAAACTTACGTTCTACCCTATACGGAGCTTATCCATCTAAGGCGATTCTACTTTGATAACGACCTGTTCGGCTCATCAAACGACAAAGCCATCACTCCGACCTTGGAACTCATCCAGACATCGAACGAGGGTATCATCAACGCAGTCAAGCAGAGTGCTTTTCTGAGGGGCTTACTCAAGTACACGAACATCCTGAAGGCTGAGGACATGAAAGCGGCCAAGGATAAGTTCGTCGAGGACTATCTAACAGTCACCAATCAAGGCGGGATCGCGGCGATTGACAACAAGGCCGACTATGTGGAACTGAAGAACGAGCCCAAAATGGTGGACGCCAAGCAAATGGAGCTTATCGACTCCAAAGTCTACCGATTCTTCGGGGTCAATGAAAAAATCGTCAAGTCAAATTTCTCGGAGGAGGAATTTGGCTCATTTTATGAGTCAGTCATTGAGCCTTTGGCCATCCAGATGAGCTTGGCCTTTACGAACCAGTTATTTTCCAACCGCGAGCAGGGTTTCGGTAACGAAATCATCTTCGAGGGAAACAGACTTCAGTACGCATCAAACCAAACGAAACTACAATTCTTAGCCATGGTGGATCGCGGGGCGATGACACCAAACGAATGGCGAGAGATTTTCAACTGGGCGCCCGTGGAAGGTGGAGACCAACCCGTGAGACGCCTAGATACCGCAACTATAGGAGGTGAACCGAATGGACAAGGAACGCAGACTGACAATGGAGATCAGGTCACTTGACATAGAGGATGAGCAAATGATTGTGGAGGGGTACGCACTGAAATTTGACTCTCCGACTGTCCTCTACGAAATCGACGGGGTTGAGTATTCAGAGGTCATCGAGCGGGGTGCGTTGGACAACGCAGACCTGACAGACGTGCCGTTCAAATACAACCACTCTGATCACGTCATGATCATGGCGAGGACCAGAAGCAAGACTTTGAGACTCGTGCCTGATGACCAAGGGCTGTTTATACAAGCCAACTTAGCCAAAACGACCGCGGGCAAGGACTTATATGAGCTTATAAAAAGAGGAGACATCGACAAGATGTCTTTTGCTTTTACTGTCGGGGAAGATGCCTACGACAAAAAGACCAGAACCCGCAAAATCAGGGGAATCAAAAAATTATGGGATGTCGCGGCGGTTGAAACGCCAGCTTACGATACCACTTCTATCTCTGCAAGGAGTTTCTTCGAGGTGGAGGCCGAAAAGGAACGCAAAGCATCGGAGGATGCCCAATTGCGACGGAAGTTGCTTTTGAAAACTTATTTCTAGGAGGTTCAAAATGACAATCGAGCAAATAAAGGCAAGAAAACTAGAAATCCGCTCCATGCTTGAGCAAGACGATGCGGATTTGACTGCCCTTGAAGTGGAGCTGAGAGACCTTGAGGCTCAAGAGGAGAAAATCCAGAAGCGTGCGGCTTTGATTAGCGCGGTGGCTTCGGGAGAAGTGGAAACACGCAAAATTGACAAACCAGGAGATGACATTATGGACAAAGACATGGAAATTCGCAAAGCTTCTGAGCAACGCGGACGCGAGCTAATCGAAAAGCGTTCGGTGACTCTCTCGAACAACGTGATTCTGCCACGCTACGACGCACCAGACCTGAAGCCTACTTTCAACGAAGTTTCGACTTTGCTTGACCGTGTAGGCGTGAGAGTGTTACTTGGTGGCGAAACTTTCCGCCAGCCGTACATCACAGGCTACGGCGAGGGCGGCTACACAGCTGAGGAAGCCAACTACACTACTGCTGAGCCGACTTTTAACTATGCGACGATTAATAAGGCCAAAATCACCGCCTACGCTGAGGACACCGAAGAAGTCATCAAGTTGCCTCTAGCCAACTATGACGCAGAAGTCGTAAATGGCATCACAATCGCCCTTAGAAAGAGAATCACTCGCCAGATCTTGATCGGCGCGGGAACAACTAACACATTCACAGGGATTTTCTCGGCCAACGCCACAGCAATCGACGCGGCAACTGACATCTCCGTCACTGACATCGACGAGACGACTCTTGATGAGATCATCTACTCCTACGGTGGCACTGAGGACGTTGAGGGGAC